AAACAGTTTCTTTTGTATGTTAGTTTCTTTTAGCGACGGATTCTTGAAAGACGCTTTTCGTAGACTGCACGATTAGCTTTTCTCGAGAGCGATTCTCTAATTGCTCTACGAAGTCGACGAGCCTGTGATTCGTTGACCTGCGTATCCTTGACAGAAACCTTGACAGCTTCTTCAGTTGCAATTTCAATGACATCATCGATAACTTCCTTTTCTACGCTCTGTTCGGTAAGTTCAGTTACAACTTCTTCAAGTGAAACTTCCTTCTTCTCTGGGAGAGCGTCGATGACTGCGTCGATCTGCTTCGTAGAAAGTTCTGCCTGCTTCAGTACGTTTTCTACATCTTCAGAGTTGAGGATGTCCTGCTGTACGAGTTCTTCAGCACTCTTGAGAGATGATACTGCCTTCTGAGACTGACGAGATGCCTGCTTGGCAGATGCTTCCTTATAGGAAAGACGAGTCTTACGGCTTGCAGAAGTTGCCTGCTTGGCGGAAGATGCCTGCTTTGCAGACATCTCTGCGATAGCTTCACGAATTGATGACTGCTTGGCAGATGCCTTCTGCTTTGATATAGAACGTGAAACAGCTTCACGAAGAGAAGCCTGCTTGGCAAGTGACTTCTGACGAGCAGATGCTTCCTTCGAAATCGTACGTGCAACAGCTTCACGAAGAGAAGCCTGTCTCTTTGAAGATGCCTTCTGCTTCTCAATCGTACGTGATACAGCTTCACGGAAAGAAGCCTGCTTGACAGATGCATCAGTAACCTGCTTCTTTGAAGATGCTCTGCTAGCCTGCTTTGCTGAAGGATTCGATGCGCTTTCGAATGCTCTTCTTGCACCAGCTGAATATCGCTTTAGTGATTTATTTCTAAGCATAATTATTCTTGTTTTAATTCTTTTTTATGATTTCGTTATTTATAAAACATACCTTCGTGTATGTTGATCGGATTATCACCGAGAAGATTCTTCTGTGTGAGCTTGTCTATATAATCATCGAGGTCACGATATCTTCCAACGACGATATCTTCCCGACCACATTTGCCTTCGATAATGCCGATTATTTCTGGATATGATAGAAGACAATAACGAATGCCGTTGAGTTCTATCATATAACCATTGGTTTCACCGAAGAAGACCTTGTCCCCGACTTTCACGTCTTCATGTTTCTCATTACCACATACGACAACACCAACATTTCTCGGAGAATCGAAGTCGAGGAGCGCATCTTTACACAATTCTTCTACAAGAAAGTTGTTTCTTGTTAATTTGATTGATTTTTCCATTCTTCTTTATTTGGAATACTCTATTGCTATGTTGACCGAGGACATCTCGTTTGGTGTCGTGAAAGTGTCCTTATAAGAGATACCTTGAGAATCTGTAAAACCTCCACGAAGGACTGCGATCTGTGATGGCTTCAGAGAAATGTTGCCGATTTCATCAACATCACCTTCGTACTCTGGAACAAACACCACTTTGACGCTATCAACACCAACTATACCGTCAATCTGTGAAACTATGTCAGAATGAGTTATCTTCGTGAGTTTCTGTGAATCAAGAAGATAAGAAGATAACGCATGGCGAATGTCTGATTGTACACGTTCAAAGTCCGTCGGTTTTCCTTTCACTTCTCGGAAAAGTTCAACATAAAGATAAACCACAAATCTTCTAATCTCTGGGTTTACAATGCTTATTGAAATATCCAGCGATTTGTTACCATACGACTTTATCGTGTTTATCAGTTTTTCCTTTTCATTTTCCTTTATGAAAAGATGATCGGTGTTGAAATCGAAGTAGTCTTCGTTTCGAAGTATAAGCGATTTGAGCTTTGGTACAAGAACGACTGAATACTCATTATGATGATTCACTTCTCTTTTGAAAACATCTATCAATGAGAAGTAGTTCATACGACGGAAGAAGTTCTCTATTGTTCGTTTGTCGTGTATTACAAAGTTGCGAGAAATGTTTGGTGCGAGAATCTTTGTCATCTCCATTGGTTCTGAATCTGCACCAAATGACGGATTGATCTCATTGACGGCAACAAAGATGTCGGACATGTTTATCTCGTTTCCATACGTGTCAAAGCAAGTATCATTGAGGGAGAACAAGACAGTATCTTCAAACACATTCCCCACAGAACCACTCGTAGTGATGTAGTCTACTCGTATTTCTGCACCAAGAGGAGGTACTTCGTTATGTGATGATTTACCGAAGATGACATCAATCCCCGAAGTCATTCCAGTTTTTACCAAGCATCCACATTCTCCGTAAGGGATGTCGTAAAGTGAATCGTACTGAGGGTATTCTTTCCCATTTACAGTGACAATAACGAAGTCATTATCAAACATGTTCCATTGGGATGCATGAACCTCATAAGACTGAATGTCTTCGCCTGTCCCTGTAAACGTTTGATATTCGAGTTTTCCCTCTATTATGTTCAATGAAACATCTACTCTTTTTTGTATGTCGAAGATCTCATAGTCTTTACCGAGATCAAGCATATAAACGAGACCATTCTGCAGACACGTTAGTTTTGAATAGTTTGGTATAAAAACACGATTCCCAGTTATCAGATTCGTTTTTGCATCTGGTTTGACTTTCAGATTTATGACACCAGTTGCAGATTTCCCACGATAAGCGTTATAACCTTGAAGTCTGGCGAGACCATAAACCGAGGATTGTCTGTTTGCAGTGTGGAAGTTTGTCTGATTTGCGGAATCTGTGATATAATAATAAATGTTCTGCATGTGGTTCTGCAAAACAATGAGAATCTGGCCGAAGGGTGATGAATACGAGAATGAACGAATATCAGTCTTGTATTTTTGAATAAGGAAGTTTATGGTGTCGTTGAGTGTGTCGTATGCCTTAATTCTCAATTTTGATAAGAAATCCGCAATCATTCTTTTCCGAGTTTCTTTTATTTAACCGTCAAATAAAAGAAAAGTACGATGGAGCTTGTATCAGAAACCATAATGAAAATGTCTCAAACCACGCCTTATTCTACTATAGTCAGTAGATCAAAGAAGTGGTTTGATGATGTTTATGTTATGAAAGAGAAGAACCCTCGAGAAGAATCTCGGACACCTATTCCAAAGATAGGCAAGATTTACACGTGGTTCTATGATCCTCTAACTAAGGATGAAATGGACTTCTTCTCATGGTGTCCTCTGACTTTTATAATAGGTTACAAAGTAACTCAAGGAGGTCATCTTCTTCCTTATGGAATAAACCTGTCGTTCATTCCTCCGTCGATGCGTATAAAGGTTCTCGACACAATAATCAGACTTTGGAATACGCAAGTCATAAGTCCAAACATAGAAAAGATAAACGCTGGAGAAACACCGATCTTGGATATTCCGCTTTATTATGATGTCGCAAAGAAAGTCCTCGAGAACAGCGGTTTCGAATTCGCTATCAGATCATACAGACTTGAAAGATTCCAATCGAAGCCAATGATTGTTTCATATGAAGATTGGTACAAGATTTGTACGTTCCCGATAAGATATATCGAAAAGATGCAAATAAGAGCAATCTATTGGAGATATTGGAGAAGTCTTGACGGAAGTGGTATAAATCATAGAAACGTAGAAATTGTAAAAACAAAGATAAAGGAAGTACAAGACTATGTGAAGAAGAGAGAATCAAGGAAATGACGGAGAGGTACTTTCCTTGATCTCTGATATTCACAAAGGTGTTCAAGTAAGGAGAAATAGGTTCAAACGCAAGGAGAGGGCAAGGAAATA